GAGTTTGCCAAGCAATCGTATCGCTTGACACGACTTGAACGGTTGCCGTGTTTTTCGGAGGGGTGGTTAACTAAGGAGCGTTGTCCGAATGATAAAACCAGTCCCCAAACTCCCTAAAGTTAAGCTGAGTATGTGTCCTGATTGTGATGGGACAGGGATAAATCCAGAGAGTCCCCCTATAGGGGATGAGGAAGATTGGACGCCAGAGGACGACTGTAAGACCTGCGACGGCAAGGGGAGCGTCCAAATAATTCGCAATAATTAGTAGCGATTTGTGCTCAAATCGTAAAAAAATTCACTTTTTTAAAAATAAAAGTTTACTTTTTCGGAAATTTTCATATTATGTAGGGTGAAGACTATTTACATTAAGTAGGGGGAATCTACCTGTCTTTTTGTGTCTACTTTATAAAGTGATTTAAAAACATGTTAAGAGAAGAACATATTCGACGTAAGTTCAATCAAATCAGACACTTAACGAAATTTAGGAATATGTCTGATGAAGAAGTCTGGAAGGTTGCTGAAGAAAAAGCTTTCGAGCGCCACTTGAAGAACTTTTTGACCTTCCTCGAAGACAAGGAAGAACGCAAGTTAGGTGCGAAGCTTTTAGCTCAGTATATGCATCAGTTTTCCGTTGATTCGGTTAGCGATAAAAATGCGCTACAGCAACTTGTTTATCTCGAAGTCATTCAGGTCCGAATGCAAAACGAGATGAATAAAGTGCATAAAGAAACTAACGCGACCAACCTCAAAATGGTCGATGCTCTTCAACAGAATTTGACTTCTATTCAAAACCTTAAACAGCAACTCGGACTAATTGAACAAACTACTGAAAAAGATGATGTTGTTAAGTATATTGATTTGTTAAAAGACAAATTTAAACGCTGGCGTAGTGAAAACCAGGCGTCTAGACACTTTACCTGTCCTCATTGTTCTCAAATGGTTCTTTTGAAAATTCGTACTGAAGCGTGGGAAGCCCAAAAACATCCTATGTTTAAAGATCGTCTCTTAGGCAATGGTCATCTCATTGCTTTATATGAGCAAAAGAAAATCACCGACGAGGATGTAGCACTAATCCTTGGGACTAGCCCTGACTACACAAAATGGCTCGTTGAGAAATGGAAGAAGAAGTCTCCTACGCTAGTAACCGATGTGACTAACGAAGAGGAAACCCCCATAGAAGTCGAAGTCAGTGGGGTGGAGTAATGATTTCTGAGAAAATCACGGATGACGAGTTAGATTTTATAGAAGACTTTTATTATTCTCCCGCGACGGCTGAATGTCTTTTTAATGGGCGGGAACTCGAACGAAGTGACAATCTCTCAGAATTTGATGAAGAATTTGCTGAAATACGACTCTATCAAGTTCCCATGTTGTCTTTCGAATATCTGCTTGATGAAAACCCCAATCTCATCTCCAAGAAAAATTTTCAACTCAAGAAAGGTGCGGGGGAAGTTTATGTTGTTGGCGCACGGAAATACGGGAAGACGCTTGTAGCCGAAAAGATTGATTTATTGTTGTGTTGTTTGTTATCGGATAGTGAGCGTGTTGGTTTTGCTTCATTTGATATGACACATATCCGTGGCGTGTTGGAAGACGTAATTCGTGCCTTAGAAACTCACCCCGTTCTCAAGAGTTTGAAGGCCAAAGTAAATCGAAGTCCCACGTATCGGATTCAATTGGGAAACGGGACTACGATTGAAAGTGTTAACTTCAATCTCGCAGGGAAAAATCCAGGGCATCAATTTTACCAGAAACACTTCACACGTATTTATCTTGAAGAAGCTTCGATGGAAACGGAAGAAGTCTATAAGAAACGCATCGAAGCTATTAGCGAAAATGGTGTCATTATCCGCGCATCGGGAATGACGAATTTTCGTAAGCACAGTCCGATTGGTCGTATCTTCGATAATATGGAATACCGTTCGCGTATTGTGAACTATCCACAGTTCGTCTCGCCCAAATGGGACGAAAAGCAACGGCAAACAGAAATCGAAGAACACGGTGGAGAATCCAGTCCAACTTATCGAGTCTTTGTGTTAGGCCAAATTATTGAAGATGGACTTTCAGTTATTGATATGGAACGTGTTCGTCCACATTATTTGAGCACAAAAGAAGTTAAACGATTTGAAATTACCAAAGAAAATTTTGAACGGTTTGATGGAATTCTTGTTTTGGATAAGATGCGCGGAGCGACGAATACCTACATCTGTGCAGATATTGGCGAAACTGCTCCAACGGAAATTACTATCTTTTTTGAACTCCCTCGCCAAGACGAACCTCATTATCGTTATGCATACAACATTACTCTCTATGGTTTAACGGATAAGGAACAGTTCCGTATTTTTCGATACGTGGCAGAAGCTTTACAAGGAAATTTTATTGGTTTGGATACCACGGATGGATTAGGTCGAGCTATTTACCGTTCGCTGGCTGAAGTATTTCCTCATGAAAACCTCTCATGGGTGGCCTTCAACGAAAAGCTTCCTGTCGATTTTGAAAAAGACGATAAGGGGAATATCGTATTTGATAAAGAGGGGAAACCCAAGTATCGTGAAGAGTACGTTTCGGATTGGTCTGTGAAGCACCTGAAAACCTTACTTTATGCTTCTCGTATTGAAATTCCATTAGACTATCGTTTGGATGTTCAATTAAATTCATTAATGTCTATGCAATCAGGCAATCGGACGATATATTCTTGTGTGAGCGAAGAAGATCACTTACTTCAAAGTTTTCAAGTCTTCAGCGTCACACAATGGAAGAATGAATTTGCTTCAAATAATCCGATTCGTAAAAAACAATTTTCAAAAGTAGGAGCCTTTTCCACGCGACCAACAGGATAAAACATATGGGTATTAATACATCATCATCAACTGGCTTACAATGGCTTGTGCAAATGTTGCAACTGTTAAGTGCTGATGCAATTCAGATTCCGACGGATTACCGATCTCAAGTTCTGGAAGTCAAACAAATCCTTGAAAAAGACACGAGTGGATTGGTGAATACTGTTTTGGATTTTGCTAGTCAAGGAGCTTGTGTAGATTATACGATTGAGACAAAAAATGAGCGATGGGATGCATTGTTGAATAATTGGCTCAAAGATATCAATGTGTCACTTTTAGGGACCATCCCGACAGGGTTTTCTGCTTTGGCAAAAGAATATTTCCGTGAACGGTGGAAGGGGTCGTCGCATCTTGTACTGCGAATGAGTTGGGAAACTGTCGATGGATGGATACTTCCCACAAAAATGTGGTTTTTAGATGGGGAAGATATTGTCGTAGAACGAAAGACGAACGACGGAACGAATCGTATTGGAGATGTGACTTATTCTCTATTGATTGACCAAAAAACGAAGAAAGTCAAGCCGCTACCAACAACCGACACAGAGAACTTCTTCGTCCAAAAACCATATGAAAGTTGGAGTATTTTACGGCCTACACCGTTTTTGATTCGGCGTGGAATTTATCGTAATATGCGGTTTTATGATTTGTTGACAAGCAAGGGTGAACATATTGTTCAAAAAGCTATTGAATACATGATGTTCCTTCGTAAAGGAACAGAACGCCTTGCGTCAATGGGGCAAACTGATTTTATTTACAGTCAAGAAGATTTACAAAAGATCACAGACGAGTTTACCAAATTTGTATCTGATCGACGGGTTGCTCCTGCAAATCAAGTTCCAACTTACGCTGCAAATTTTGACACGCAAATCGATCATCTCATTCCAGAATATGAACGAGCTTTAAAGCAAATACTTTATACGCCGTTGGAACGTCGAATCTTGGCAGGATTGGGTATGGTCGATATTGTAGAAGGGACTTCTTCAACTCGACGGGACGCTATTTTAAATCCCAAACCTCTGCGAAGCGAAGTACAGGGTGGTATTAACGATCTAGCATCTTTATTGGGTGATATTGTTAAAAAAATTATTCAACGCAACAAAGCTCGCCATCCGAAACAAACGAAACTTGAAACCCTGATACGCCCCTCGCCTTTGAAAGAATTTTTGACGGATAATGGAAAAACTCTTATTCGTAGTGCTTATGATCGTGGTCTGCTTTCTAAGGAAACAACTACTGAACTTATTGCTGATGTAGATTTCGATGTGGAAGTGAAACGTCGAGAGATCGAACGCGAAAAGAAATATGAAGATTTAATGTTCCCGCCAGTAATTCAGAATATGGAAGGAGTTTCAGAAGATGAACAAACAGACAATCCTGATGATGAAGTCCCTGATGACCGTAATCCAGACGCTCCTGAAGGGGATAATTTTAATCAGGCAACCCATCACGATAGAAAATCACGTCGCCGTCGAAAATCTCGCCGTCCGAAGCCGCAATTAGTTAAGTACTCTGATGAAGAGCTAGAAGACGTGGAAGATGAGGACGCAGATTTAACAGTTGCAGAAGTAACAACTCCCGATTATGAAGAAGCGCCTTGGAAACGTAATAGTGACTTACCTAAATCTGTCAAGGTGTTGCCCTCTACTGCACAAACTCTTTGGCGTCGAGTCGCCAACAGTGTCTTAGCTGATGGGGGTAGTGAGGAACGAGCTATTCGTATTGCTTGGAGTCAGGTGAAAAAACAATATCATAAGAATAAAGACGGGGAGTGGGTTAAATCCTCCACTGATAGTTCAGATACTTCATAATTTTTAGGAAAGGATAGAGTATATGAAAGCAACACCAGAACAAGTCGAAGACTTTTTACGTGACTTATCGTACAACGCTTCTTACTCCCTTTTGGAAGTGGGACGAGACGATGAAGAGCTTACTCGCATTGCCGAGAAGCGCGGCATTGTCTTACCTTCACCTGATTTAGCCATTTTCAAGGCACGATATCTTGTGACAGATAAGGCAAATCGCAATCGTTGTATTTTGGAAAAAGCTGATGTTAAGGAAGC